CTCCAATTGCGCACGCAAGTAGTCGCCGATCACGGGTGTGTTGCCATCCGCTTGTATGAGTGATGTTAGTTTCTGGAAGTAACGAGCCTTCTTCTGAGAATCAGGCACGTTAGCAACTGGAACTATATGAATCTTGGGGATGAGGCGGGCTGGGTCACAAACTGAGTTTGGAGAACCCCAACTGAAGTACCGAGCGAGAAAACTAAAATGCTCGCCTGGACGCCTAACCTGGCACTTCAGAAGAAACCCGCAGGAGGAAGCTAGATCCTTAAGGAGATCTATGTGTTCCACCGGCACGGCAGCTATGCCATCATCTCCACCCAGAATCACATGGGAATATGTGTAATCCGGGCGCCCAATCTTCTTGTAAAACATATAAAACAAGAAGTAATTGAGCAATGAATTCATCAAGCAAGTGTCGGGGGCACCAGACGACCTGGCTCCCCCGGAATACACTGGCTTGCCACCAACCATATAGCGTAAATTGTAGGTAAACTTATGCAACTTGACAATCTCCTCTGTCTTGAAGGCAGTCCGGTATATCTTGGCCTCGAGACCCCTCATTAAGAGGGTTACTGTCCCATCATAACGATGGAAATCAGTCTCGACAAGCACCCAGCCGCTCTGAAGGGCCAGCTGGGTGAGCTCGGCGATACGACCGGCAAGCTCACGAGGAGGAATGCCAAATGCAAAGAAATTCGCCTGGAAATGCAGACAATCTTGAAGCGCGTACACGTATGGGTACAATTTGGACTGTACCTCCGGGGCCAACGGGGTGATGACCCTCGGGTCTTTCGAACCAGCATAACATTCAGCTTTCGAAAACGCACGTGGTACGCGACTCTTGACCTCATCAAGTTGAACGGAGAATGCCTCCTCCATCTGACGCCGGTTCCTGGCAGGGACCCGTTGCATCGCAACTTGTTGAGCTAGTGGCTGCATATTTCTCTTGATGTGGTTAGCGATCACTAGGAACTCGATAAACTCATCAAAATACTCTGAGACGCGATATTTCTGTTTCCTGACGCGCTCCTTCGCAGCTTCCTGAACCTCCAACACCCGCTTGATAACACCTTCTTCAAGGGTATCGCGGTCACGATACGGTGACTTTACGGTGTTAGTTTCAGGAAGGAGCGGATCAGGACCTACAACCGACACACTCGGTTTCGGTACACCACCGTACTTAGTAACGAGCCTGGTTTCATCGCCAGGCAAATAGGCGATCTTCTCACTCTTATCTGCCGTCTCCTTCTCCGCATGAACCGGGTCCAAGCAGTGAACATGCTTCCGGGCTACCTTGAGCTTCGGGGTGGAAGGTTCCGGATCCGGTTTGGAGAGGGCGACTGCTCGGCCTGTATGGACTGTATCCAATTCAGGCTTATGTAATGCTAAGTACGCGGCGAAATCCTGCA